GAATACGGCGGCTGCGATCTCTACGCTGTCTAATTCAATGCTCTTTTCTGCCATGCGGCTCCTCCTGAATGTCACTAGATTCTGCCTCTATTGTACCACCAAAACAGCGCGAAGAAAACTATGAAAATTGCACAAAATTTTTCAACCGCATATGGCGGTTTGGCGGAGCACCCGAAACCTGCTCTATCAGCCTTTTCAAAGAGGTATAATCGCAATGTCCAAGTGTGCGATGACCCCCGCAAGGGTGAGCCGCTTATTTTTACTCCTTCTGCTCCCTTTTTGCGCCGCCTCTTGAGCCACCTAGTTGAAAAACTTTCCCGGAAACAGGGGCAATTACCGCCCACATTCCCCTCGAAAGGCTATCTCCCAGCCAAACAAAAATCCCAGAAAAGCCAGGCGCGAAGCCACTTTTCGGGGATTTTTGTTGTTTTATATTCTGTTACTCCTGCATATAAGCCAGTGCCTTATCGAACAGCGGCAGATATTGGCTTTCGATACGGTCAAAAATCGCTCTTGCAGTCGCCTCATCATAAACATGACTGGTCAAATTGCGGTCGTTCAGCAGCTCCAGCCACACTTTCGAATCCTCTATCATGCCGAAAGCAAAAGCCTGCTTGATGACCTCTTTCGGGCTGTTGATATTGGTATATCCCTGGTCGAGCAGATATTCCCTCATGGTTTTCCATGCAAGTTCCGTGCAAAACTCAAAGCGCTGGATGGCACCATCCCGCACAGAATCCAGCGGGTATTTCTTATAATCATCCAATGCCTCACGCAGCCGCTTCACAGCTTCCTTAAGATAGTTATATTTTTCATGCAGCTTATCCATCAGCTCTACACCATCCTTTTCAATGTTTGCAACAAAGGCGGGATTCATCCCGTCCTGCATATGGACAATATCAAATTTCAGCAGCGTGGGCAGGTCTTCGCATTCCATCCAAAATTCTGCTCGGTTGTCTGGCGGCATCCCGTACACGGCCAGATCTATGTCGCTGTTGGGGCGGTTGTCCCCTCTGGCCCGTGAGCCAAACAGCACGAGCCGCTTTGCCCCGAATCGCCGGGCCAGTGCAGCCAGCCGCAAATACAATTCATCCATATTCCCTGCTCCTTTTATACCTGATATGGTCCAGCTGATAATGCAAGCTTTAATTACTGAAGTCCTGAGGCTCATCTGAATTGCGGTGAAAAGGCAATCATTCTACTTTAGAGGGAGCCTTTTGGGAAACTGCCTCTTTTTTACGTTGTCAGCTTTTCTGCTATACGCTCGAGCAGTTCCCAGTCCTTCGGCTCTAAGTCGGCCAACATGACAACCAATCGCTTACGAAATTCTTTGTCGTCATTACGTGCAATCTCTGCAGCAAAGTCCATAATTTTATCACTGGCGGCAGTTGGCGCTGCGAACATTTCACCTTCTCCGGTGCGCAGCCATGATTCATTGACGCCAAATTCGCGGCAGATGTCACTAATTGTACGTTCACTGGGAGATTTAGCACCAGAACAAAGTTCGGATGCAAACGGCTGTGAAATGTGCAACCTGTTTGCAAAGTCGATTCTTTTTAATCCAAGCTCTTCAAGAATTTTTTTAATACGTTCGTTCATCGGTTTTCGCCCCCCTTACAATCTGCATTGTATCACGCAGGTAAAGCCATGTCAACAAAAGAGTATAGCTCGGCTATGATTTTGTTCTTATCGATGCCACTTGGCTATTCCGTAGTTACCTACAGATAAAGCCAAACAAAAATCCCCGAAAAGCCAGGCGCGAAGCCACTTTTCGGGGATTTTACTTTGGAGCTACTGATCCGATTCGAACGGACGACCTGCTCATTACGAGGCCGTCAATATTTCCGATTTTATAACATATCTTCGTTAAAATAGAAACTACCTGCGCCACCTCTTGCGCCACCTCCCTTGCGCAGCAGGTGGCGCAGTTTCTTCCTATTTAACGGTCGTTTGCGCCTTACTTCACGCTCTTCCGCAGCCGCTCAAACTCAGCATCGGCCTGGATGGCCTCCTTGGTAAAGCTGTTATTGAACCACCAGTTGACCAGCGCAGACACGGTAGTGAAGCCGGTGGAGATGAGCTGTTCGAGCTGGGCGCTCTCGATGGGCAGCACGGGCTTGCCTGCGGCGCTCAGGATCTGGTTGATGAGGGCCAGAGCCAGCACGGCGGTGCGGGCCAGGGTGGCGGCGGATACGGTGCGGGGAGTGGTGATATGTGCGTTCATGGGATGTCCTTTCTGAGCATCATTTCGACAGTGCTTCTCAAGTCCATGTATTATGCCTCCTTACTCCTTTTCCAGCGCCGCTTTCATGCGGTCAAAGAAAAACTGGATCACCCGTCCGATGGTCTCATCAGTGATGGCCCAGCTGATGAGCCTGCCGTATTTGCTGGTACTCAGGGCGGCCCGGAGCATCTTGACGACCCACGCCTTGCGCTCTGCGCCGCGCTTTGTCCCCTGGATCTCCTGCTCTGCCCGCTCGATGAGGTCCAGCACCAGCGGCTTTACCGCTGCGCCATAGCCCAGCCGGACGCAGCCCAGGGCGTAAAAGATAAAGCCGCCCAGCATGAGAACTGCCGCCACCGGGGCGGGAATGACGCCCAAAATGTTATTGATCGTTGCCATGTATTACTCCCCTCTCTCTTTTTCGAGGTCTGCAATGCGGTGGTTTGCCACCTTCATCTGTTCTTCAAGCACCGGGACGCGCTGGGCGAAATTGTTGTGCGTCCGGACTTCCCGGGTCAGCTCTTCCAGCTTCGTGTCCGTGATCGCCTGCTGCTTGTCCAGCTTGGCGTCCATGCTCTGGGCGGTGTGGTTATTGGAGACGATCACGCCGATCAGGCTCAGACCGCCGGTGATAATGGCTACGATGATTGCTTCGCTCATGCGCCCTCCCGGAGACGGGTCAGGCCCTTCTTCATGATGATACGGGGGTAGTTGCGCTCGGTGACGTTGAGGTCTACGTCGCCGGAGATACCCGGCACGCTGCCCTTGCTGGTGTGCTGGTGGGCGTTGTAGCTAAACGTCACGTTGGGCGTCTTGCCGGTGTAGTCGGCCAGCCAGATGTCCCACCGCCCGGCCAGACGCTCCATCTCAAGGAAGCGGTTGGCATAGCTCGTGTAGGTGTAGAGCTGGGCGAAGAACCCCATCTTCTCGATCTGCTCGAGGTGGTAGGCCGCGAGGTTGGTCAGGTCTTTCGGCTTGTGAATAGTCAGCATGGCGTCTTCCATGTCCACCGCCACCGGCATGGTCAGCTCTTTGCCCCGCAGCGCCTTCCGCAGTACCGCCAGCTCCTTGTCGGCCTCTGCCTCGCTCATGGCCTTCGTGAAATAGTAGACACCAATATTCAGCCCCGCTGCCTTGGCGTTAGCGTAGTTGGTCTCGAAAGTCGGGTCGATGTACGCCTTGCTGGGGTTGTAGCTAGCACTGTTCCCGCAGGCCCGGAGCATGACGCCCTTGTAGCCAGCCCCCTTGATAGCCTGCCAGCCCTCCATTTTGATTTTTCCCTGCCACCGGCTCACATCGACGAACCGGTAGGGCGGGTCTCCCTCCCAGCCGGG